AGTCTTGCCAGAAGAACGGCACGCCCTTGAAGGAAGCCGGATGCAGCGTGCGAACCCAATCGCGCAGATCGGCCATGTGATCTTTCCAGCCTTCGAATATCAGGGACTAAAGGGCGACGCTTCCGGCATCGACGTGCCGGTCGGGCCGGTGGTGCCTTCGCTGCGCACGCCATTGCCGAAGAATGACGACACTTTCGACGTGATGCGCGTCAAGAAATCCGGCGTCGGCTCGACTGTCACGCGGCTTTCAACTTGCACCCTGCCGTCCAGTTCGACCTTGCGGCCGGCCGCGGCGACATCGGCCTCGGCGCGGCGCATGATTTCGTCGCGCGTCGCTTCGCTCAAGCGGCCGGTCGAATGCGCGAACTGATCATAACCGGTCTGGATTCGGTTGCGCAGGTCCTGCGCCTGACTGTCGAACGGTGCCGCCAGCGTATCGCCGAGGCCCGGCACTTTCGAACCGCGCCTTGCATTGGCCGCCCGGCGATCGGCCTCGGCCAGGTCCTGTTCCAGCAGCTTGATCGCCGCGGCATCGCGCGGCGTCCAGTTCAACCCTTTGGCGGCATCTGCAAACGGCTTTGCCGCCTCGCGCGCCGCAAGGCCAGCGCCGACACCGGCGAGCGCGCCCGCAGCCACGCCAGCACCCGGCACCGCCGCGACTGCGCCAGCGACGCGAACGATCGTGCCAGCGGCGGCGACCAGCTTGCCAACCGCCCAGGTCAGCGGACCAATAACAGCCGCCGCGGCGATCGCATAGGTCGACCATTTGAGAATTTCAGGATTGGTCGCACTGATCGCCCGAAACGCGCCGGCGACCGCATACATCGAGTCGGCCGCCGCATCGGTCACGCCGGATTGGCCGAGCGACTGGATCATGTCACCGTAGCCGCCGCGGAAGCGGTTTTCGGCGTCGATCAGGCCGCTATTAACATCGGCCGCCTGCTTGCGCGAAACGCTCACGCCCTTTTCGCGCGCGTTCGTAAGTTCATTTTCCATCTTGGTCAGCATCGCCAGGACGCGCGCCTGATCGAGGTTCGATAACCGAACGCCCTGACGCTGATCCATGAACAGCGACATAAACGACGCGAGGTTGGGCGCCTTCTCGGCGGCGTCCTTAAGGAACTTCATCACGTCGATTTTTTCGACAGCGGTGCCGACAATGCGCTGCGCCAGATCGCCAGCGACCTTTGTATCAGCCAGCGCGCCGCCGGTGGTCTTGGAAATGACGGCGGTCAAGCCCTTGACGTAATCCTCCCCCTCAAGACCTTCCAAAGCGGCCAGACGCTTCATAAAAAGATCGCGCGCCGCATCCGGCGCTTTGCCGATGCCGACCTTGCGCTTGTTCTTTCCCTTGCCGATCGTGCCGGTGTAATTCTCGACCGCGGAGAGGATGGCTTCCGGCTTCAACAGATCGGCATTGACCTTGACGTAATCGTCAAGCCGCATGCCAACCGCATTCATCGCGGCAAGCGCACCACGCGACGGCTTGAGAAACCGCACCATCATCGAGCGCAGCGCGACGCCGGCCTCGGGGCCGAGAATGCCTGCCTGATTGAGCACGGCCGTCATGGCGCCGAGTTGTTCCGGCGTCACACCAAGCTTGGACGCCGCCGGCGCCGAATACTTGAACGTTTCCGAAATGCCGGCGATCGAGCCGGGCGCGATCTTGTTAAGGATGGCGAACAGGTCGACCATTTCGCGCAAGTTCTTGTTGATCTGCGCATCGTCGAGCATGTCGCCGGTCTTGTCGTACATCTTTCCGAATGACGCCAGCGCATAGATCGCCAGTTCGGCCGCCTTCGGCACCTCGATTTCGGCAAGCGTCGCAAAATCGAGCAACGGCTCCTGAATAGCCTCAAGATGGCGTGGCTCGAAACCGGCCTTGATTTCCTCGACCATGCCCTGCAGCACGCCGGTCGGGCCGAAGGCATATTTGGAGCCGTATTTCTGCGCCACGTCGCGAGCGCGCTTGACCTCCGCCTCGCTCAGATCGCCGAACGCCTTGAGCTTGTTCGACGCCAGTTCGAAATCGTGCAGATTGCTTAGCATCGACCGTGCGGCAAAGGCAGCCGGCAACGTGACGCCATAAGTCATGTTACGGCCGAAGCGCGCTGCGCGATCGCCGACGCGATCGAGGCGCGACGCCAGCACGTCGATCGAACTCGCTTTGCCGGCCGCCATCATGTGCCGGTCGATGTCGCGCGACAGCGCCTGCACGGCGCGCGTCACGCGATTGACCTTGTTGGCAACGCTGTCGAACGCACCGCCGCTCAGATCGCGGGCGGTGATGCGTGCTTCGGCGTCGAGAATGCGGCTGGCCATGCTATCCGGTTTTCTTGCGCTGCGCCCAATCGGCCGCGCGCATGAACCAAAGGTCGATGTCCGAAGCCGTTAGGGCGGCGGCTTCGGCGAGACTGACAACCTTGAGATCAAAGATCAGGATGTCGGCCCGGCGGTGCAGACCGGCAACGTCTAGGACGTTTTCGGTTCCGTCCCGGCTCGGGCCGCGGCGAAAAAACCGATGACCGCCTCTTGCAAGGCCAGTGTGTCTCGCATGCCGAGTAGATGCAGCACCGGCGCGGCATCATGATCGACCATCCGTTCGGCATATTGCCGGATGATCTCGGCATCCTGTGTCTGATAGATCGCACCTTCCTTGGTGCGGATCGTCGTCACCGGCGGGCCGAGCGACATCACGACCGGATATTTCGGTTCGTGAAGCGTGATGGTCTTGATCGGACCCTTGTGCCCCTCGATCGGGTCCGACAGCGTGATCGTGACGTTCGGCAGCGGCATGGCGGCTTAATCCACCAACTTGCGATAGGTGCCGCCTTCGATGCGAAGGCCGTCGACCTCACCGCTCGAAAGGTTGTCTTTGGGCGTGCCGACCAGTTGCGTGCCGGTGAAAAAATGCGTGCGGCCGGTCGTCTCCTCGACGATGGTCGCGTCGCCCTGCTTGAGGATCAGCGCATTCCAGTCGATATTGCCGACGTTGCGGGGCTTGATGTCGCAGCCCGGCAGCTTCGGCTTGAGCATATAGGCCGCCGAGCCGTCGTGATTGGCCTTCGACTCCTTGTTGTACAGCGCGGGATCGATAACGAAATCGGCCTCGCACTGCACCAGCGGGACGCCGGCGAAAACCAGCATGATACGGCCGCCGAACTGATTGTCCATTGCGGATCACTCCAAAGATGATCGGGGAAGGATGAAAGATGCGTGCCGCCGCGCGGTATGAGCCGCGCGGCCGGCGAAGGTCGCGCCGGCGATCAGCCGGCGATCTGCGCCTGACCGCTCGCGGTGCGGTATTCCAGATAGGCCGTGATATTGGCCGCGAACACGCGCAGCTGATTGACCATATCGAGCGGCAGATAGGCGTTGACGCGCGTCGCATTGAGCGGGTCGCGCTCGACCTTGACATATTGCGCGAACAGTTCCGGCTTTTCGCAGACGCCGAGCGACACCAGGTCCTGATAGGCATGGATCAGTGTGTTGCGAATGTCGCGCACGGTCACGATCGCGGCGACGTTGGTCGGGTTTTCGTCGGCGAGCGCCTTGCGGCCGTGCGCGTTCGAAACCGCGGTGCGCAGATAGCGCGACACGAACATGCCTTGCGCCATCGTTTCGATATCGCGGAAGGTGGCGTCGGCAACGCCGGCGCCGTTGGTCTTGTAGGTGGTGACAAAGCGATCGGCCTGCACCGTGCCGTCGCCGGCGACCTTGTAACCGCCGATGCCGGCGGCATAGAGCGCCTGGCGATCGTCGGTATCGAACCAGGTCGAGCGATCGGCGGGCGGCAGGATGGCGACCGCCGGCAAGGTCTGCACCGGCCGCGACAGTTCCGGCGGCGTCGACAGATGACTGATCGCCAGCGCGCCGAGCCAGGCGGCCCATTCCCAAACCGGAGTCGGCGACACCTGGCCGCCGACGATGGTCACATGCTGGTCATTGCGCCCGGCGCCGAGCGTCGTCTGCGCCGACAGGTTACCGAAATTCTTGGTCAGGTAGTGACCGAACAGCATCTTGGACGGCGACCAGCGGCCGGACACATCGCCGAGAAAATCCTTGACCGAATTGAGCGACGTGGAGTCGGCATAAGGGCCGGCAATCCAGTCGAACTCCTCGTCGCCGAGATTGGCGAGCGGCGTATCGAGCGACGGCGTACCGGTGCCGCCGGACAGAGCCGTGATGTCCGCATTCGTCGTCGTGAAGGCGTTCGGTTCATCGGTCGCGACCGAGACCTGAATGCCATTGCCGAGCAGGCCGACATGCCGCGCGGTCAGATCGGCGACCGCTGTGTCAACGCCGTTGACCGCGGCGACGATCGGCAGATTCATCGCATTGATCGCGGCGACAACCTTGGCACAGACCGCGGCGGCATTGTCGCCGGCATTGATCTGCACCACCATGCGGCGGCCCATGACCTTGAGAATGCCGGCACCGGTAACGCCGGGCGCGGTGAACTCGATCGATCCCGCGGCGGCGTTACCGGCGGGATCGGCGAGCGGCAGCACCCACAGCGGCTGCAGCGGCGCGTTGCGTTTGAACATGTTGAACACCGCATGCAGCATCGAGCCGGCGCCGAACTTCGCGATTGCCTCTTGTTCGGACTGCACCGGACCATAGAGGACGCCGGCCGGCGCGGCGCCGGCGCTGGTTTTCTGGCCGACGATCAGCGGCCGGGCATTGCCGGCGTAAGGCGTGCCACCGGAATTGAACTCCGAGTAATAGAACGGCACCAGCAGATTGCCGGGAATGTTGGCGAACGTGACCTGCGACATCGCGTGAGGCTCCTACAGGCGAACGGGTTGACGGTCAGGATTTGACGAAATCCGTCAGGATTTGACGGATCGCGCCGGCGCTTCCTTGGCGGCGGCGGGCTTGGATTGCGCCGAGGGCATCGGCGACGGCGGTGGCGAGGCGGGCGCGGCTGCGACCGGTTTGCCCTCGATCACGTCTTTCTGCGCGACGCGGCGCAGCCAGAAGGCAGTGCGCGGCTTCCATTCGCCGTCCGCGGCGAGCGGCACGCCGCTCTGCGGATCGGGCAGCACGGCGGGCTGCCCGTCGATCAGACGCGGGCGAACGAAAAGATTGTCCATGATGTCACTCGCTGGTTTTGACGACGACTTGCGTGTCGACGATCGGCTGATCGTCCTCACCGAGCGGCAAGCTGCCATCGGCAGCGGCCGTCGACAGATTGAGCGTGACGCGATCGAGCGGCGCCACCAAAGGCATGACCGGCGCGAGGCCGGCGAGGCCGGCACCAAGCTTGGCGCCATAACCGTTCTCGACCAGGCCGGCGACGACGGTGCGCAGCGGCTCGGGCAATCGCGCGATGCCTTCCGGCGTCGCGAGCGGCGCAGGATCATAGGCATCATCCGCGATCTGCACCTTGAGTTTTACGGTGCGCCGCGCCAAGCGAATGCGCTCCTCGCCGGTGAAATGCGGCGTCGAGGAATAGGAAAGAACACGGCGCGCTGTCATCTTGCGCCATAGTTTGCCGCTCGGCCCGTTGAACAGCGCGAACAGCAGCTGCGCCTCCAACAGATCGAGCGACGCGGCCAGTTCGCCATCCTCTTGCGGACAGGCCGGCTCATACTCGGCCGCGCCCTCCTCTTTGTGCATGACCACGACCGAAACGTCGAAGCACAGATCCACGGTCGATAGGAACGGCGGCCCATAGCCGCCCGGCCCTTTCGCGTCGGCATCATCATCGTCTGTCATGACGACGACGATCGGATGCGCATTGCGCGGATCGAGATCGTCGATCGGATCGAAGGCCGAGTCGTAAATCATGTTGCCGGCCAGCGTCGGCAGCGGATCGTCATCGGCGCGCGCGCCAGGATTGAGCGCCTCGATCGAGGCAAGGCGCAATGCGAGCCGGCCGAGTGCCATTGATCAGCCTTTAGCCGTTACGGGCGATCTGATTGAGATCGAGCCGGGCGAAGCCGGGAACCGAAGGGACAATCTCGGCGATGCGGAACAGGTCGCCATTGTCGGCGCGCAGCCGATCATGCTTGCGCGGCGCATAGGGCAACAGCGACAGATCGAGCGACACGAACGGCCGATCGGACGCATGGCCGGGCTTTTCCGGCCGCACCGCGGGCGTCGGCGTCGGGCCGGTGCCGGCGCGATTGCCTTGCGCGGAGAACGGAAGTCGCAGGCCGGTGACGACGGCGCGATCGGGATCAGCGACCGGGCGCGCGTTGACATCGCCGGTCGATGCCATCGGCAGATAGTCAAAGGTGTCGCCGAACACGCGGTCGACAGTCGCCGCCGCAACTTTCATTGCGGCGGCGAAGGGTGCGGGCATGGTGGTGAGCGACCTTAGCGAACGCCGGCGGCGATTTCGTTGATCTTGGCGACCAAAGTCGCGATCGCCGCGTCGATCGACGCTTTCGTGTTGTCGGCGACGACGGTCGTGCCGAGCGCGGCGACCGTGATGCCGGCGGACGGGATGATGACGGCCGTACAGGTCGTGTCGGCCGAGGCCGCGGCGGCCGTTGCGATGGCAACGCGGCGCAGAGAGCCCGCCACATTGGTCAGCTTGCCGGTGGCCGGGTTGAAATAGAGCGGATCGCCTTCGGCGTATTCCTGCGAAGTGGTCTTGTCGAAAGTGAACACGCCCTTGCGAACCAGGTTGAACTTTTCGGCTTCGGCGGCAGAAAACACGGCGACGCCGAACAGGCCGCCGATCAGATAAGCGCCGCCACTGACGACGCCGCCGGACGGCGCGGTCAGTTCGACCGTTTCGCCGGGCTGCAGAAAGTTTTTCATCTTGGATTGCTCCAATGGAAGGAAAGAACCGTTGAGACGACTGCGCCGCGCCATTGAAGGCGCGGCGTCGCAAGCATTGCGCCGCTAAGGCGGCTCTCTGCGGCTTAGTTGCCGATGTTCTTGTAGAACGCCTTGAAGTCGATCGCCTTGGCGCCGAAGTCGAGACGGCCCTTGATCTCGACACCATCGACCTCGAAGCCGATGCGCTCCTCGGTGAAGAGACCTTCCTCGCCTTCGAGGTAGGCATATTCGATGGTGTCCCACTGCGCCGGATCGCCGATCAGAAGCCACGGCGAGATATTGCCGGCGCCGGCCTTGTAGAGACGATCCTCGACGATCAGGTCCATGCTGTTGGCATAGACGTTCACATCGCCGGTCTTGGTCGAACCGACAGCCGTGAGCAGCTTCTTTGCCGCCGTCTTGTGCTTGCGCGACACGGCGAGGAACTTGGGCTGCAGGTTCATCGGCTTGCCGGCCGCGTCGACCTGCGCGCCCATCGCGATTTCCGCGGCATCGAGCGTCGTCTCGGACGGATCGGCGCCGGCAGCCGACAGGTTGCCGTGCGCCGCGGCGAACAACGCAACGTTATCGCCCATCGTTGGGTTGGACGTGATGATGCCCCACACCGTGTCCGATTCGAACTCGGCCGCGGCGCGGCCGAACAAGACCGGCAGACGGTCGAAGGCGCCGAGATCGTCATTGATCAGGGTTTGCCGGGTGATGGGGATCACGCGGCCATAGGTCGCGATCGAATATTTCTCGACCGATTCCGCCAGCGCCGCGCGCTGGTATTCGCCGCCTTCGCGCACCTTGCGGAACTCGGGCATGCCGGAAAGCTGCACGATCGCGCGTTCCTTGAAGTCCGGCGCGTTGTTCTGCCGGCAGAACGGCCGCCAGGTCTGAACCGCCGTCTTGTAGCTGTCGCGCAGGCGCTTGGAAGCGACATTCGCCAGGATGTTCGGGAAGTCGGACGTCGACATCATGCCGCCCGCCCGCTTCATGCCCAGCAGCACCGCCGCGACCTCGCGCTTATCGAGACCGCGCAGACGCACGCCCTGATGATCCTCGACGAAGGCGCGGCCGATCTCAATCAGCGACATGCCGCGGAACTGGCGCGCCGCCTCGACGCGGGTCCGGTCGGCCTCGGTGGCGCGACCGATGGCCTGCGGATTGGCGCGCAGGATGATCGCATCGGACACAGCCGCGCGAACCGTGTCGCCCTCATCGGTGATGACGGTCACGCGCGAGTTGATGGCCGTCTTTTCCTGCGCCTTGGCGACGTGATCGAGGACAAGCTTACGCACCTCCTCGATTGACGTGCCGGCGGCGATATGATCAGACGCGAAATTGTCCGGCAGCGCCGACAGGTGACGTTGCGACAACCGGTTGATCTCGCCGGCGCGGGCACGCTCGACAGCGACAGCGCCTTCGCCTTGCGGCGCCTGGCGCGGTTCGGGCGTCGAACGCTTTTCCTCGGCCGCGATGGCATCGGCAACCGTGCGCACGTCGGCCAGCAACGCCGCATGCTCGGTCTCGATCGTGCGGACCTGATCCTCGCTCATGCCATCCTTGATCTCGGCGCGCTTGTCGGCGGCACGCTTGATCAGTTCGCCATGCTGCGCGCGCAGGTTTTCGACGCCGGTCGCGAGCACCAGCTGCGCGGCCATGATGCCGATATCGCCGTAATACGCCGAAGCCGATTTGAACGCCGAAGCGACAGGCGCGGCGTGCGCCTCGATCGGCGAACCGATCAGAACGATGGCGGCGGCGAGCAGGCACAGGCCGGCGACGGCCGCCAGATTGCGGTAAGTCATCTTTCGATGCTCCATTGATGAAAGCCGAGCGAAAGCAGCTACGGCCTGCGGCTCGGCGAGCGCAGGCGGCCGTAAATGAAAGATCAGTTCAGTTCGGCGAGCCGCATGCGGCACCGTGCCGCCGCCGCCGGCGAAATGCCGATGCGAACGAAGGCACAAGGGAAAGTCGCGAGATCATCCTGCGAACGCACCTGCGCGCCCTTGTCGGCGGGAACGGTTACGAATGAAATTTCGTGCGGCGTCCATCGCGTAACGATGCGCTTTTCGATCGCGCCGGCCTTTTCGGCTTGTTCGATGCGGACCTCGTCGATCGTGTAGCCGACCGAAATGTTGCGGATGATGCCTTCCGACACCAACGCGAACATGCGATCGGCAGCATCATCGACGCCCTTTGACGGGAAGCGGATGCGGGCATAACCCTTGCCACCCTCGATCCAAGCCTTTTCGACGACGCCGACTTGCGAATATGTCGAATAGATCGAATGGCTGTCGAGCGCCGGCCCACCGGCATTGAGGCGATCGAGATTGACGGCCTCGCGCGACACGGTGAGGATTTCGTCGAAAGGAACGCTGCTATCCCATCCGACCCACCGGCGACGGCGCACGGCCGCGCCGGTCGTGAAAACGACATCGACCGTGCGCGCTTCGGCATTGACGGACTCGACCGGGGCCGCGCGCGTTTGCAGCGGCAGGGCAAGCGGATCAGTCGGCGTTTGCGGTTTTGCCATTGCTTTCCTCGTTTGCGTCCGCGGCGTCGCTCTTGGGCGCGCCCTTGATGCCAGGCGCCGCGCGGCGCGGATCGGTATCGAGAACGATCTTGCGCTTGTCGATCGTCTCAAACCATTTTTGGATTTCGTCGAGTTGAGCCTCGGGATCGAAGCCCCACGCGGCGACGAACTGCGGCCAGGTCAGACGGCCGGCGCGGACGGCAAGAATATCCGCCTGCAGTTCCTTGAGCGGATCGATCGGCTCCCATGCCGGCATGATCCACTCGACGGGCCAGACCAGTCGCCGCGCGTCGAGCAATCCGACATCCTGCGCGCGCAGCATGACGGCATTCCAGATCGGCTTGAGCAGCATCGGCACCAGCATCAGCCACTGATCCTGTTCGATCAGCCGCTTATAGATGCGATCACCGGCCTTGAGAGACGAAAAGTTAGCCTGCGACAGATCGCCAGACAAAAGGTCATAAGTGAAGCCGGCGCCGGCGGCGATCGTCATCCAGTTTTGCCGCAGCACGCTTTCGAACTGCAGCGACGACGATGGCTGAATGGCATTCGCTTCCTCGCCGGGCTGGCCATACATGATCAGGCCCGGCGACAGCGTTTCGATGCGCCGCGTCTTGCCGTCCGCGGTCTTTTCATTCGCGACCGCCTGGCCGATCGTGCGCGAAGCGTCCGTCGTCTTGACGAACATCGACAGGCAAGCCTCGATGCGCGCCTTGACGACAATCGCCTCCTCTAGATCGGCAAGATCACGGCCCTTGAGCATGACCGGTGCAATGTCCGGCACGCCGCGGCCCTGACCGATGCGATCCTTGCGATAAAGGTGCAGAATATCGGATGCGGGCACAAGATGCGACGTGCCGCGCACCATCATGCCGCGGTTGCCGGGATGTTCTGGCAACAGCCAATAGCCAGTGCGTTTGCCGCGTAGATCGTATTGGATGCCCTGATCAATGATCGCCGATCGGTTCGCGGAGTCGCGCGAACTGTCGAGGTGATCGGGTTCGATCAACTGCAATTCGAGACCGAGACGATTGCGCCGCGATGGCGCAGAAGTGACAAATCTCGCCAGAGTCTCGCCAGACTCGACCTTGCACTCGATAGCCAGCTTGATCAGGCCGGGCAGATCGAGTTGGCCTTC